TATTTGCGTTCGGGTAAGGCATAAGTCGGAAAAGTTGGATAGGACGCCCGAAGGTCTTTCATGTATAGTCGAGTGAGTATTTCTTTGTTTAGTTTAAGCATACTGTGAATAGTTTTGATCTTTGGATAAATAGTCTTTCGATATCGAAATATAGTTGCATAGGCATTTTACCTGATATGAATAGTTCGGTTTGGTGGTCGAATGATATTTGAAGTAAATTATACACTTTTGACACTTTTTTTGACACTTTTGACACTTTTTTTATTTCGTTAACCCTTATGTTTATTGATTTATTACTATAAATTATACACATTATACACTATACTAATATAAAAACAAAAAAATACTGTTTTTTAAGGTATTTAATAACCTTTTGTCAAAAGTGTCAAATTATACACTTTTTTATACACTTTTTTAGTTAAGTAATTGTTTTTCATAGAATTAACCGTTTTGCTTTCTGTCAAATTCCGATTTCCAATTATACAGTGTTGCCCTTGTCACGTCTAGCAGTTCGGCTATCTTTACATAATTTAGTTTACTGCCTCCGTCGTACATAGCCTTAAACTTGTCTTTAGGAGTTGCCTCTTTATTGGTAGAAATAATCGACTGTATCGATTTGGTTTCCTTTGCCTCAACCTTTACTTTTTTGGCTTGCTCGATAAAATACTTACTAAGTTTCCACGCAGACAAAACTGTTTCAACATCGATTAACGGCGTTTCCGTTATTTGGTTTGGGTTTTTTATCAGGTGCAAAATCAGGCAAAACCTCGGGATATAGGATTTTTGCTTTGGGTAAACAGACCGCATATATTCGTTTTCATCATCCGAGTTCTGCAGCAGCGAAATTTCATTATAAATCTTTTGCCATTGCGCGTCGGCCTCTTCGGTCATCTTAAAAACGTTCGGCACAATGTCAAAGTCATCGTTGTAATTTATAGCGTGTTTTACGCTTCGGGATAGGTTTTTTACAAAGTCATCGTACCAAACAATCCCGTCGTAATCCATTTCTTTAGAGTTGTACATTTCAATGGATATATCCGGGCAGCAAAGTAAAATCCTATCTAAGAAACCGTTGCTTTTGTTTTCTTCGGTGCTAAAGCTTTCAAGGATTGCGGGTTGTACGCCTCCAAGTATCGGGACAAATGGTTTAGGCAAATAGCTATCTCCGCTCTTACGATTCATAGATACAGCCTTTCCGCTCCACGTCGATAACCAAAATGGCAAATCCGATCCGTTGGAGTAGCGGGACATATTTTTAACCCAACCGTCAAGCTCTTCGCGAAACATTCCAATTGCGTTTTTGTTGTTGCTATGAAGTTGTACAAGAGCTTCAATTGTAATGTCGTTGACAATGAATTGCTCTGGGCGAGGTTTTGACATTGTTCCTGATTCATCATTTTTGTACGCGTCCAAATCCTTTCGGTATTTGGAAACCATTTCCGAGTTAATCATTTCAAACGGACGTATTGCCATGGCAATTGACGGGGTTTTACCGACACCTGCAGACCCGACGCAAGCCACCCAAATGCTGCAGTACTCGCGCCAACCATTTTTAACTTGTATCACACACGAGTTACCGACTATTGATGAAACGCCCCAAAGTAAAGCTGCAGACATATAATCAATATTGCTATCGAGTGTTTCGTTACACTGCAGGATATAAGTCTGTATTGGCTTAGGAAAAATTTCAATAGGGAAGTCGGATTTTTTACCGGAATCCTCTTTTGCAAGGTCGGCCATCTTATCTTTTAAATTCATGTTTTCAAATAGTTGTCAGCAATATCTTCGCCTGGTTCACATTGTTCGTTTTCTAAAAAGTCGTTTACGGTAATTTCAAAGCCTAATTGATTGAGGTTTTCGGCTCGGTTTTTCCATCCCAAAACTAAATTTCCTGCAGCGTCGTGAAAGTCATTATAGCACCCTTTATCTGGGAACGCGATAATTTTTCTTAGTTTGATTGGTGAAAGATATTCAATTTTAAAACCATTAAACGCGCCCGTCGCAAGCCACAAAAAATTAGGCTCACAAATAGACATTATTACTGCAGTCTTTTCGCTTTCAACTATTGCAATTGTTTTGTTACGGATCTCTTTTGTGAGGTGCAAACCGAATAAGCATTGTCTTAAATTGTAATCTTCAATTTTTAAGTAAGAGTGCATCCAGTTTATGTGAGCTTTACCGTTTGCGTCTTTCACTCGCTTGCCTGTGGTTTTGTTATACTCCATAATTTTGCCGCTGCGCACTCTTTCGAGTTGGTCGATTTGCCAAAATATAGTGTTTCCGTTTCCTGTATCGGATACAAAATACATATCGACTGCAGTCCTGACTTTCTCGTGTCCAAATCGATTTGTTAGGAAAGCAATAAGGTTGTCGGTTGACTTATTCAAAAAGTACCGCTCCAAAACATCAAGCGAAATATAAGATGTTTCCTTTACTTTTACCTCAGACTTAGGAATAAAAATAACGTCGTTTGATTCGGGCTTTCGATGGTATGCGCAAGATTGTTCGCGGTCGCAACGCATAGCGCCTTCAACTATATTGCCTGTCTCGGTTTCGATATACGGAACTGCAGTTTTCTTTCCGCAATTTGCGCAAATTATTTTCCCTCGTTTCGCTAAGGAATATTTAAACTCTTTCATCAAAAATGTAATTTTTCATCGATAACAAGTTTGATGTTATACTCATGTTCGGTTTCCCAAACCATTTCGCAGCTCCTAAAAACAGCATTGTCAAAATCCTTTTCGTTTAATGTAACCGTCAATTCACCTTTGTGATCTTCTAAAGATTGAATTTTACAAAGTTGGCTGTTGGTTAAAACTGTCTTTAGCTTTTCACAAACTCGCTTAAGCCTGTCGTATCTCGTTGGCTCTCTTTGCGTGTAGATTAATTTAATGCTGTGACCGATGTTGATTAAAAATTTGTCCATTTTAATAAAGTGTATAAAAAGCATAAGAGCCAAAACTAATAACCGCTCTTCACTTCGGTGTTCGTTTCAGCTCTATGCTAAATTTTTAAGTTGAGTATAATGTGAAGAGTCAACTGAATCACAATATTACGAAACCTCACGCACATATCCAAACAAAACGCCGTCTATTTCGCACCCGTATTGAAAAATCGTTATGGATTAGTGAGAGGGGTGTCATGCTACATTGCACAGCTTAAGCAAATCGATACTGCCCATAATAACCCCGTTATAACCGGTTATTTCACTTTCAATGTCATTGACTTGCTCACGAATTGAAGCGTCTGAAACCCTTAAAATACCGATTGCCTTAATCGAGTGAATGATTGTAGCGTGATTAATTTCAGATCCGCGATATTCAAGTGTAAAACGCTGCATGTCCGAAAGTGTGCAATTTGTGTACTTTCGAACCAAATAGAAAAATATCTGTCGTTTTTCAACTATATGCCGTTCCCTGGTGACTGCGAAAATCAATTGTGGCCTGTAACCGTAATGGTTGCAAACTAAATCCATTATCGTTGCTATTGTATGTTTCATAATTTCGGTTTAAAAAACCCGCTTTTGACGGCGGGTTGTTAGATTAAAATGGCATTTTGTCTGGATCCTCTGTTTGAGTAACAGGAACCGCGTTATAAACCTGCTCTTTATTTTCCCACGAAGTTGTAAAACCCTCACCAATGTAAATGGTATCGGCCTTTGCTTCGCGCTCATCTTTTGTTTGGATTGCACAAGCGAAGTGGGTTTTATGGATTTTCATATTTTCTTTCTCGAAAATCAATTTAGGTTCTTTGACCTCGATTAGTTCAAACTTCACTTCTTGAACCTCTACCTTTTCGCCAGCCTTGTTATCGTATTGCCTTTTCGTGACCAATGAACGTAATTTTGTAGCGTCTAATGTAATTTGCAGTTTTGCCATTTGTTTAATATTTAAGATTGTTTATATACTCGCGAATATTCAAAACTCTTTGTTTCAAATCCTCGATTACAAGCGGATCGTATTCGAATTCAAAAGTTTTGATTTTGTATTTTTTGTCAACTGCGTCGTAGTTGTTTGACGGTTCCCAAGTAAGCTCTTCAGGCGTATTCAAAAGAACATAGCAAAGTACGGCCTTTGTTTTTCCCGTCAAATGCATATATATTTGAAGTTGATAAAAATAATCTTTTGTTGGTATTTCCGTATCGAATAGCGGGAACGTGAAACAATCCCAACTGCATTTAATATCGTAAACGGTATCTTTCACGAAAAGGTCTGGCGTTCCTGTAAAATACTCGTCCTCAAAAAAACTTTCGTTCTTTAGCGTGAAATCAATGTCCAACCATTCAATAGCTTTATCTATTGCCTCGTCCTCTAGTTTTATTCCTTTGGATAAGTACTTGTTTTTGATTTCCTTTTTGGTGCCGTAAATCGATTCTTTTAGCCATTCCTGTACATAAGTTTTGGCGGTTTCTGAAATCTCTACCACATCCTTAACTTTGTAAAGTTCGGCAATAAGTTTTTCTGTTTCTGGAATCTTAATCGTTTTTATTTCGATGGCGGTTTTGCATTCTTGGTTTTTAAACTCGCTAAGCCTAACTGTTAATTCTGCCATTTTTTCAATAGCTTCTGCGTGTTTTACCGCATTGCTTTTCCCTGTTGGATTGGTAGCAACCGCGCCGCCCTTACTTGCTCTTAATTTGAACATCGGTCAATAGTTTTTCGTTTTCTTTTGATAGCGTGTACTTGGTTCTGATTTGGTCAATGGTGAACCCGCCGCCATTTACAGCCTCTTTCACTTTTAGCCAGTTCGGGTGTTCGGGTGTCAAATCGATAAGGGTCAAATCTAAATCGTAAGATATAACATCTTTTCTATTCAGATCAGATCCAAACAGACGCCCGAAGTGATCACAGGCGTCTTTAATCGCTACTGTTTTCGCAATCGGGAAAGCCATTGCTAACGCGCCGTTGTTGATGTTTGCTAAATCGGCTGGCGAAGTACCTTTTGCGGTCTGCAATTGACAAGCTCCTATCCCGTCGTGGAATTCCATTTCTCCGGTAAGCGGGTGAAGGTAGTGAACGCGAACGACAACGTAAACGCCATTAAAACTTGTTCCCTCTCGCAGTACTTCGATACGGTACTTTTTGAATATTGTCTTTAAAAGAAACTCAACGCGCTCAATTGGCAGGTAGTTGTAGCCTTTTACGAACGGGTGCGTTTTTACCCAGTCTTTTTTTGGCGGTTGGTTCATTAGCGTTACAAAAACGTCGTTCTTTTGAACTGTAATTTTATCGCTGTATATGTCTGCTATTTTTGGTAATAAGTTGCTCATAATTCTATTTTAAAGGTTCAACAATTTCAAATTCTACATTCATTTCACTAATCGGCCTGAAAAAATTCGGGTCGGTTATTACGATTCGTTTGGCAGCTACCATTGATTTGGATTCGATT